ACAGCATTTGCTAAAGTTTCGGCATAATTTCCTTCAGTTTCAATAATTTTTGCTTTAAGTCTTACTGTATCTACCCAAGTATCCGAAGCAGGTGACAACTCAAGAGTTCCTTGCCAAAAACTAATTAAGAACGGAGTTACACTTTCACTTCTTGTTGCAAATTGCTGCTTAAGCCATTCAACTTCTGCATAATCCAAAGTGATTACATCGTTTTGCTTCCTGACATTATTTCCTTCAACAGTTGAAAAAGAAAGATCTTCAGTTGGATCAGTATTGACAACTGGTCCAAATATCAAATCAACTGAATTCGTATAGTGTCTTGGTCGTATTTCTTTATATTTTTTATCAATACTATTATTAATAGTTAATGAAGTATCTTGAGGCTTAAATGAATTAAAATTATCGACAAAAAATCCAGATTTGAATCTATTCAATCCATCACTATCAGGAACAAATAAATTTGCGGTATTTGTTTCTAAAAGAGAAAGTGAAGTATAATACTCTAAATTTTTAATTCTATCTTCAAGATTTTTGATATCGGACATTCGATATCTCTTATGATTTAAAAACTCAACTGATGCTTGATCTGCATTATACAGATACGGAGGTAATTTTATTGTTGCAATTTCTAAAGCATCATCAACAGAAACTGGTTTTTCTGGTTTTTCTGAAGGAGTTCCATATTTAACTTGAAATACTCCTTCTTTTGTTAAGAAAATTCTATCGATTCTTCCAAGATAGAATGAAAAATCAGTTAATATGGACTCGTCAGATGCTAAAATTGCAGATGCAGAATTTCCAGACTGATCAAATGATCTTCCTAAAAATTCTAATGGAGATCTAGTATCTTCAGAAACTGTATAATTAGAAACTCTTGGTCGAATATCAATAATATCAGAGTTTGAAATGCCATCTACAGATTGAATTTCTTTAGAGTAATTAAAATTATTATAAGAATTTACTGTAGTTATATCTCCATCATCAGTGCTATCATAATATGCACTTAAGAAATAAATTTTTATTCTTTTTGATGGTTCACTTGAATCTGATCTTCTTTTTATTGCTCCATAATTATAAATTGACTGCTCTTGCCCACTTACAAAAGTGAAATTAGATGAAATTTCAAAACTTGGAGTATCTAAGGAAGATATTGTTCCTTGAATGTTGGATTCTTGGAATATTACCGTTTCTCCCTCTTTAAAAGTATTCTGATTTTGGTAAATATATGTTATTTGAGAGTTTGAAAGCGTTTCGCAATAAATTGCAATAGATCCACTTGTCTGACCAATAAGAACTTCACCAACAATTAAGTCTAAAGTTGTAGTTGTAGGTCCATTTAACCCACTTAAAGTCATTTTTGGAGCTGAAGGATCTGCAACATCTGCAGATTCAAAAATTCCGTGAATTTTTATAACATCTGGTACGTTTAATGAAATTATTTCATCTTGCACTCTAGTTCCAAATGGGTAATTTCCATAAGAAAGACCATCATTTAGAGTTGTTGCACCTATACCAGAACCCTCATACTTTGATTTGTCTACTAATATAGTATTAACTTTGTTTTTAATCTTAATTTTTGATTTAGGTTTAATTTTTCTTAGGGTTGTTACAAGTTTAGCACCAGTATCATTTGACCCTAAGTTGCGAATAAGGCAAGTTGTTCCACTTCCAAAATCAAATTTATCTGCAGTCAGAACTTCTGTTGTACCATCAGATCTGATTAATGAATATCTTTCTTCATCAAAAGGTAAAAATGATTCATTTTCTCCTGCTGTTGGAAGAGTTGCTAATGAAATTTGATTACTTGAAATATTGACGGTATATGTTCTTCTAATTGTAAGAGAAGCATCTGTAAGATCAACATTTGAAATATTTCCCTTTGGAAGTCTAGTATAAAGACTATTATCTGATGAACTTTCTAATCTTGTTTTTAATACTTTAAGATCAGTTACATTTAAATTTGAATTTGGTAAGTTTCCACTAGAGATTCCATCTACAGTAGTTACTCCAACAACAGATATTGTACTTGTCCCAACGCTAACAACTTTAGCAATAATAGGATCTTCGGATCTAGTGAGATCACTATATTGCACAAGATCATTCAGTTTAATGTTATTTCCAGGGAAAATTGGATTTGAACTTCTAATAGTGCTAACTCCACCTGAGAAAGTAGAAACAGTAGCTATTCCAATATTACTAAAAGTTGATTGAATAACATCTGCGCTGAAAGTATTAATACCAATTATGCCATCAGTTGTTCCATAAACAGATTTTACATCAGATATTGAATGTTCTGTAATCGCAACTGCAATTCTACCATTAGAAATTCCATTAATAATCAACTCTTCATTTGGAATAAATTTTCCACTCTTTTCATAAACAGTAAGAGCAACTCCTGCAGATACTGAATCTTTTAAGAATGCTGTTGCCCCGCTATTTGATCCTTTTATATAAGTTGGGGTTGAAAGTGAAATTGACTGATTTAGAGTAATATTAGTAAAAGTTTGAACATCAAAAAGTGAAATATCCCACTGATTTAAATTAGAATTTGCTGCATCATAAGATCCAGATTCCAATCTAAAGTCATAAACTCTTGCTAATCCAATTTCATTTCCAGGAGATTGTTCAGAATTTAATCCAACTCTAGAATCTCTTAAACTTAACACATAAGTGTTTCCGACACCTATTGTTGGATTTCTATATACTCTGTTTAGTTTAATTGAAGCGCCTGTATTATATAAAACTGACTGATCAACTATTGTTTTTGTTGTTCTTGGTTTTGGTGAGTCAATAAAAGTTGGATTTTTTGTTTCAATATCATATCCACGAACAAATGCTCTTCCTGTAGAAACTTTGTAAATTCCCAAATCATCAGAAGGAACAGATCCACCATAAGTAAATTGACCTTCACTAAAAAGACCTCTATTTCCCAAATTATCATTTAAAGAATCTAAGAAAGAAACATCAAAAGGTTTTACGTAATAATCTCCAGATTCTGCATAGGTTCTTCTTGCAAGAACATCAGTCCAATCAAGATATCCAACACCACCACCAAGATCTCCACGATTAACTTGACTTCTTATAACACCATTTTCAATAGTTGCTAGTTCAATAAAATTATTATCATCAAAATCACTAAGAGATTTTTTAAATAAACTTACCGAAATTTTTAACCTGTCTGCTCCTGGGGCTGCATAATTATTAAATCCCTGCGAATTATCATTTAAAGTTTCATCTATATCTGAATTAATAATTTCTTCGGAAACAAAAAGACCAACTCTATAACTTGGAGTATTGGTATATTGATCTAAAATTAAAGTTTCTCTATTTACATTTACAAAATTTCCTCTAATAAAGTAAACTCCATTTTCAATCTGAAATGCTGATCCAGTTGCTACAGAATTGGAAGATAAGGTAATTGCAAATGGAGATCCTGCAGAAATTGCAGAGTTTCCAAGAAGACCAGAAGTGATAGTTGTATTACAAACTAAATCCTCCCCATCAGAAAATTGCTGTGTTGCATTATTTTCTGTACTAGAGTTTAAGTAATTAATGTATAGTGTAAGATTGCCTCTTTCAGAATCATCCGGTAAAAGAATGCTATCAACATATGCAGATACGCCAGAAGTCTGTCCAGTAATTTTTGTTCCAATTAATTGGTCAGCATATGCCGCAACGGGAATTCCTTGAAATGTATTATTTAACTGAACACAATAGTAAAGTTGAGTATATCCAGTGTTTCCTGGGATTACTTTTGCACCCTCTTTAAAGAAATGTTGACCAAATTTTTCAATTTGATTTTGCAGTATTGACTGTAAAGTTGTTAGTTCTCTTGCCTGTACAGGATATCCTGGCTTAAATAGAACTTTATGATAATCACTTTCTGGGTCAAAGTCATCAAAATATGGTGATACGTTGAGATTCGTTTGTTGAGGCATAATTCTTTAGAACTGCAAAATGACTTTAATATCTTCTTTTTGATTTGAAGATCTGGTTATAGACGGTCTATTATCAACATAAATGATGTTACCCGAATACTTTTTAACTTCAGGATTTGCTACACCATTCGTAAATGTTTGTCCAAGATAATATGTTCTATTATTTATTGTGGTAGATATACCTGTAAAGGAAGTATCAATTGCTAAATTTGACCCAGAAGAAGGAATAATAGTTAAGTTTCCTCCTGTTCCAGGAGAACTAGTAAATTGATTTAAATTAAATCCATAAGTTGGATTTGATATTGCTACTCCAACTGTTGTAAATCCTGCAAAAGATCTATCTTGCCAGTATTTTAATACACCTGTTGTTTGATCATAGTTAACAACTCTACCGACAGCAGTAGATCCTGTTGCAATTGTTTGTGTAATATAAGAATCTGCATTAAAAGTTGCCGAACTATATCCAGCTCCAGTTAATCTAAGTGCAAATAATGAACTTGCTTTATCAGAATCTAAAAGTTGAGATGATGAAAAAGATTGTGGATTTTCTACGACCCCAACTCGTGCAATTTGATTTCCTGTAATAAAATCTGGATTTTCTATGTCATTCTCAATTCTAGAATAAAGTAAAACATTATAGGCACCAAGTTCTCTATAAATATCTGCTCCGTGACCACCTT